AGTCGAAGCAGTCGCCGAGGTGGACGCGCACGGTCGGCTTGTAGTCCTTGATGAACTCGACCAGGGCCTCGACGGCGTTCTCGTCAGCCATGTCGCCGTGGTTATCACCGAAGGCGACGAAGCGGGTGGGCGTGCTCATTGGTTTAAATGGGGAATGGGTTTGCCGGCGTCGTAGGCCGCGAGCATCTCGTCGCGGTTCTTGCGGGCGGTCTCGAGGTCTTTGCCTAGGTTGTGCACGATGTTCGTCTTCCGCCGGCGGATGCGCAGCCACCAGCAGTCGCCGAGCTTCTGGAGGTGGTGATTCGGGTTGTCGGTCTTGATGTAGGCGGGCTGGTCTTTTCGCCCGGTGCGGGTATACTTCGGGCAAGCGAGCAGGAAGGCGATGCGCTCGTCGGTCAGGCCTGAGCGTCTTGCCCAGGCTATGCGCTCATCCATGCTCAGGTCGTCATTCATTACTAGAGCCTCCATGTCTTCGCGATATAGCGGCCCTCCATGAGGATCGTGTTCCGCGAGTTAGGGGCGAAGGTCAGCTCGAGGTCGAAGGCGTGCTTCTCGCGGATCTCGAGGATGCTGTCCATCTCCTCCTGGTTGGCGGGGCCGATGCCGGCGGTGGCGACGTAGACGGTGCGCACCTTCCAGCCGAGGTCGATGAGCACGTCCTGACAGACGGAGACCTCGTTCGCGTAGCGCAGATCACTGCATACGACAGTCTCGGGGGCAAGTTCACCGGGCGCCATCTGGATCGGGCAGAAGTTGGCTAGGTTCTTGGCGAAGATGTCGACGTCGAGGGAGCGGGCGAGGCGTCCGCCGGCCACGAGGAAATCCCGATGTAGGGTCTTGAAGCGGTCGTCGTGGAAGTTTCCCTCTAGGTTGAGGGACATGAGGAAGTCATTCCCAGCGTCCTTCAGGTAGTCGGCGAAGTTCGTCTTGCGGGACGGACGGGTCGACCATTCGAGGATGCCCGAGGCGAGGGTGTCCTTCCCCGCCCTTGCGAAGCCGGAGATCAGGACAAGGGTCGGGGCGGACATGGTGGTCATGCGCTGGCTTGTGCCTTGCGCGTGGCTTTTGCGATTCGGGAGGCGATGCGGGTCTGGCGGCCGGAGATGCCGAGCTTACGACGCACGCGGCGGAGGTTAAGGTCGGGCGCCTTGAGCAGCGCGTCGACCAGGGCCTCGCGGATCTTGGCGAGGTTGTTCATCAGAAGGGAGGATTATCGGGGAGAGGCTCGGAGACGGTCGGCTTCTGACTGCCCTTAGGGTAGGTCAGCTTGTACTTGTATTGAGGCTTGCCGTTGTACTCGCCGGACGGCTCGGCCTCGACGCCGAGGAGGCACGTCTTGCCACAGGCCGGGGTGATGTATTCCATGAACTCGGCGGGGGTGGCATCTAGGCGCAGCTCCTGAGTGAACGTCCCGCTGTATTTCCCGACGAGCATCGCGAGGGGCTTGCCCCACTTCGAGGAGAAGGACTTGCTCAGGCAGTTGCCCTGGTCGTCGAGGAAGAAGAGGCGGCAGGAGACGGTGCCGTCTTCCCACTGCCTGATCTTGTCGAAGGCGGGCTTGATGAGTTTGAGTTTATACGTCCCCGCGGTCTCGATGGACTTCAGGGGCTTGCGGTCATTGTTGGGTTCCATGTTAGGCGAAGTTAATGGGGGCGGCGGTGGTCGTGCTCTTGATGTCGATGACCTGAATCTCCTCGGTGTAGGCGGGCCAGACGCCGGAGGCCGTGCATTCCTTATACAGGGTCACGGCTTTCTCGAAGTCGGCGATGGCCCAGGACATGAGCTCGGGGCCGACCTCACAAATCGCACAGGCGAAGGGCGGCTCTTTCTCGATGAAGAGAAAGCGGAAACCGAGGGGGCGTTTGCCCGTAGCGAGCTCGTAGACGAGGCGGTACCAGTAGGCCTGGAGGTTGTAGCGGTAATTCCTGATAGCCTTGAGCATGCCCGCAGCTGACGCGTCGTCGGTGGTCTTGATGTCCCAGAGGTAGTCACCGGCCACGCCGTCGATGGCGGCCTTGAGCGGGACGCCGTTATAGTCGACGTGATACATGACCTCGGTCGCGTCGAACTCCACGCCGAGGCGCTTGAGGGCGAAGCGGGCGGACGAGGCGACGAGATGCCCGAGGGCGGACTCCTCATAGTCGAGGATGGTCTTGCCTACGTTGGCGGTCTGGAAGGCGGCCCAAGTCTCCTTGCCTTCCTTGGTGCGTCGGTCGACCTCCGGGGCGGTAGCGTAGAGGTCGTTCAGCGTGTGAGGCTCGAGGATCGCGGAGTGAACGAAGGTTCCGAAGCGCATGGCCTTCGTCTCTTCGTGCGGGCTGTTGATGTAGGCCTGGTAGTGAGCCGGTGAGCCCTCGAGGAACTTCTTCGCGGCGGACTGGTTCAGCGCCGGGAAGGCGCGGTATTCTTTGCGGTCGTGGATTTGTGGCATGGTGGGAAAGGTTCAGAGGGCTTCGTCTTCGTCGTTAGGGTTGTGCTCTTCGACGTGGGCGGAAAGGAGGTTGCAGAGGTCGATGGCGTTGTCGGCGGCGAGGGCCACGCGGTCGAGCTGATTGCGGAGGACGCGCTCGTGGGCGATGACGGCCTTGATGCGGTCATAGATCGGCTTGATGTGATAGGCCTCCTCGATGTTCTCGACGTCAAGGCGCTCGAGTTCGGTGGCGGCCTCGTTGATGGCGATCTGGAGTTGCATCAGATCAGACCCGGCGAGTGTGACGGAGTCTTCGGGGGTCGGCCGGAGGGAGGCGACTTCGCCGGCTAACTGATTGAGGATGTTCCTCAGGTATTCGCGGTTGGTCATTTGGTAAAGGTAAGTTCTTTAAGCTCCCCGCTAGGTGCGAGCGTAAAGAATCGGACGACGGAGCGGGAGAAGGAGGGGTAGGTCTTGCGCTTCCAGGCGTTGAGGTCGGTCAGGAAGTCGGCGTGTTTGCGGGCGGTGAACTCGACGTACGGGAAGCCGTCCAGGAAGAGCAGCAGGGCGTACTGCTTAGGCACGGTGGCCGCGATCTTCTCGATGCCCTTGGGGGTGTCAGCCATGGTTCCGGGCTTCCTGCCATTCCTCGATGGCGTCGATGAGCTCGTCGGCGTGGATGCGCTGGGCATGGCGGACGCAGTACCAGAGTTGGTCGCCGGCCTCGCGCATGCCTTCGAGGCGTTCCTCGAGCTGACGGATGCGGGCGTCCTTAGCGGCGATGAGGTTCTGGCCGTGCAAAGCCCCCATGGCGGCGGAGATGGGGTCGAAGGGGTCGAAGGGCTTAGGGTCGCTCATCGGGTGAGGGGGCGGGGGGTGGCAGGGGTGACGCTGGAAATGGCCGCAGAACGGAAGCCAGAGGCCGAGGAACCGTCATCGTCTAGGTCGACACTAATGCCGCATGCGGTGCTGATGGACATGCGGCGGACGTAGGTGATCAGGCCGCCGACCTGTTGAGGAGTCAGGCCCTCGGACTTGACCAGGAGCGTGCCGAACTCGAACCGCTCCCCGGAGACGTGCAGGAAGGCGGTCGACACGCCGACCTTGCCCTCCTGGCTGACGAGCGTCTGGATCAGAGCGAGGTCGTGGTCGAGGAGGACGGGCTTCACGGCGTCGAGCAGCGCGTCGAGGGAGACGTACTTGGCGGTAAAGTTGGCCTTTACGATCTTGTTGGCCTTCACGTTGTCGAGGGCCGCGAGGGCGGCGACGAGTGAGGCGGTGGCGGACTGGGTTTTGGGCGTGGTGCTCATGTGGGAAGAGTTACTTGTTGCCGACGGTGGCAGGGTCGGCGCCGGCGATGATGGCCTTGATGGCCTCGAGCGTGAATTGACGCGTGCGGCCGCCGATGCGGAGGTTGTAGTTGTCGCCGGAGGGGCGGACGGTGGGCGTCAGGAGACGGGCCACGCGGTTGTCCGGGAGCAGGATGTACTGCGTGCCAGGGATCTCGGCGTTTGGGGAGAGGGTGTTTTTCTTCATAGGTTGGAAAGGTTACAAAAGGGAGGGTTTGCCTGAGTTATGTTAACTCAGTTAATGACGCCGCGGATGGCGCTGTCGTAAATCAGCAGCGCGTCGGCCGTCCAGTCATAGACGTCGGTATGAGGGAAGAGCTCTTTCGCCCTGGCCTTCAAATGACGCTTCCAGCCGGAGCCGTGGTCGGCCTTCTTGCCGACGGGGTGCGTCTTCTGCCATGCCTTGGGGTCGATGCGGCGGACTTGCCAGCCCATGGCGATTGATGCGCCGTAGATCAGGCCGACGTTGAACTGGAGTTTAGCGATTGAGGCGCCGGGAATATTCGGGCCGTAGCCGGCGACGGACGGCGTCTCGAGGAACAAGGCGACGCTCTTCGTCTTGCAGGAGAGCTCGGCCATCAGTTCGCAGATCTCAACATCAGAGCCGGGCATCTTCCGCGTCTCGATGCCGATGCCGTCGACCGACCACACGAAGGCGCCTGATGCACCGGGGTCGACAGCGATGACCATGTGAGACATGGTCGAAACTTTCAACGGCTCAAAACCTTTTGCGAGCGGAATAAATTAGCCACGCGGAAGGCGTAGTCGTTTGCCCGGAAGTCTCGGCTGCGGGCCTCCGTCCATCCGACATTCCAGACGAGCGCCATCTGTTCGGGGGTCGGGTCGGTCATGCCGATGCGGTGGAAGTTCGACCTGATCCAGCGGAGGTGCGAAGCGGCGACCATGTCCTGCGCCGTGGCGTCGCGCCATTTAGACCAGGGGAAGGCGTAATGGCCCTCGGCCTTGAGGCGGGCGGAGGCGTCGTCCCATGCGGCCTTGCCGACCTGATACATGCCACGCTCACCGGCCTTGCCGATGGCCTTGCGGTTGTGGCCGGACTCTACCGCGGCAACGGCCTCGAGGAAGGCGGCGTCGGTCTTGGCCTGGGCGTTGAGGCCGAGGAGCAGCAGGGCGACGACGGAGAAGCGCTGGTTGAGGGTCATACGCGGCGGGGGACTTGTGATCCGGCGACCTCGAAGCCGTCGAGCTCGTAGGAGTAGGTGATGCCGACCCAGCCACCGGCGGCGGCGTAGGCCTGGAGCGATACCTTCACGGCGCCGTCCTCGTGCAGGGCCTCGTGATAGTGGTGCAGGAGTTTCTTCATGCGGCCGGAGGCGATGGCGGTCTTGTTGGACGTGATGTCACCGGTCAGGATTCGCTCATTGATTTCATATACCTCGGAGAGCAGGGCGACCATGCCGTCGAGGTGGCGGAAACTACTCATGGGGGTGAGCGTCGGGGGTGATGACGCGGCCTAGCATGATGGCGGCGTCGATGTCGGCGATCTGCTTGCGCAGCTTGTCATTCTCCTCGAGGACGCGGAGCCATCGGGCGTGGTCGGTCTCGGCCTCGATGCGCCAATAGTTCACGTTGCCGGCGAGACGCTCGGCCTCGGTGCGGAGGTTTGCGATCTCCTCGGACTGGTCGGAGATGATATGCGTCTGCATGGTCACGGCTTGGTCGAGGCGGTCGGACATGGCCTTGAGGGCCACGGCGTTCTTGTGCAGCTGACGGGCGATGCTCCAGGGGAAGAGCCACCAGAAGGCGGGCAGGGAGTCAGGTCGGATGATGGTCATGGGTTGGTAGGGGCGGTGGGAAGGGTCAGGCATTAGCGGTAGGATTGGAACTTATAGGTTGAGATGTCGCGGGGGGCGTACTTGGGCTTAAGGTGCCCGGTGTTCGCCAGCCAGCGGTAGACGACCGACTTGTCCATGCCCAGGAGTTCGGCCGTCTTGCCGGCCATGTAGCCGGTCTTCTTGTAGACGGGGAGAATCTTCTCTTCCCAACCCGTATGGTCGTGCTTGTAGATCGTGCGGCCGTTGTGGTTGTTCAGGCGGTAGCCGAGGATGCGCAGCCACTGATTGACGCAGGACGACGACACGCCCAGGCGGGAGGCGATGTCGAGCGAACCGAGGCGCTCCTTGTGGTCGAGCTGCGGGAGTTGAGCGCGGAAGGCGAGAATGCGGTCGAACTTGAGTTGGCTCATCTTGACGCCGTTCAAGGTCTGCGTGGCCTTGGCGCCGCGGGGAGGTTTGGGGGCGGGCATGGTCTTACTTCGTGCGCTTGGCGTAGGGGCCGCGGCGGTTGATGTTCGACCAGGACAGGTTCGCCAGCGCGATCCAAGAGCGGACGGCGCCGACGGAGACGCCGAGGGCCTCGGCCGCATCGGCCTGAGACTTGCCGGCCGTGTTGAGGGCGTTCAGTTGCGGGAGCGTCTCGGCGAGACGGCGGGCGGCGTGGGGGAGCACCGGGCGGGACAGCCGGATGGGGCGGTCGCCGACGGTGATTAGGTCGATGGGTTCTTGGTTCATGTGGGTGGGTGGGAAGTTATTTCTTTTTGGGTTTATTGATAGGCATCCAATGGGAAAACTGATCGAGACTTTCGGTGTCGCCGTTAATGTCATCCCAATCATCTCGCGGTTCTCCGTAACTGTAACCGTCTCTCTTTTCGCAGGCCTTGATGTATTCTTCATCAAACCTGAAGAGACTGAGAAGCATCGGATACTTGTATTTTTTATGGAAAAACAAGCAGGCATCCTCGTGCTTAAACTTGCTTGAGTTAAAGGTTTTGATGCAGCGCCAGGTCATGGTGTGGTGTGGGTGGGAAATTAGCGGGCGCTGCGGACGGCCTTGGCCTTGACCGGCTCGGGGCCGTTGATGGCCCGGGCCAGTTCGGGGCCGGCGAAGGTGACGACGGCGAGCCATCCGAAGATGATGAGGAAGGAGAGGGCGATGAGGGACTTCATGGGTGTGTTTGCGTGGGTGGAGATTAGGCGAAGCAGATGCCGTAGGCGCGAAGGACTTCGTTAGCGTCTTCCGGGTAGCCTTCGATCTGCCAAGCGGCCCAAAGGTTGAGGGCGGCGGCCTTGAAGGCTTTGTTTGCTTTACGACGAGCGACCTTGTCTTCGGTCAGGCGGGCGGTGGCGGCGATACGGAGGGCGGTAATGGCTTCGGCGGTGGTCATGTTTTTTGTGGTGCCAGACCAATCTCTCAGACCAAATGCATTCCGTCAAACTCTTTTGCCGAAACTTTTGACAGGCACAAAAGACCCCCCGAGAGAAACCATCGTTGAGAGGGCCGGGGGGTTTACTAAGGCTAATGTGCCACCCTAGGGCGCCGCGTCAAGGGGCATTAGACCCCTCTGGCTTGCCCTAGGAGGCGTTTTGACGGCGGGAGCGTAAGAAGACCGCCACCCCTACCCCT